AAGAATAATAATTCAAAGGTAAATATTATTTGTTCATTCCACGGCACATTTGAGCAGATACCTAGAACTCATTTAACACACGGTTGTCCAAGTTGTAAAGAATCGAATGGTGAAAAAAAAATTGCAGAAAAATTAACAAGTTTAAATATAAACTATATCAGAGAATATAAATTCAAGGAATGTATTTTTATAAAGGAATTACCATTTGATTTTTATTTACCTGACAAAAATATGTGTATAGAATTTCATGGTAAACAACATTTCGAATCTATAAAGTTTTTCGGAGGTGATAAGAAATTTCAAGAACAAAAAATAAAAGATGATTTGAAGAAAAAATTCTGTAAAAAAAATAATATTGAATTCATAGAGATAAGATATGATGAGAATATAGAAAATAAACTGATTATAAAATGAAAAAATATTTAATAAGAGAGTTTAGCGAGTTCAACCTTCAAAGGTTTAATCCAGATTCAGTTCAGGCATCAGTACATGTTGATGATCCTAGTCTCTCTATCTCTGCCTTTGATAAACATGAAGATTTAGTTAGACAGGCTATTTCTCGAATTGGTCAATTACAAGGTTCATTGACGGGTTCAGCTGCTTATAGAACATTGAAATCTAAATTGGCACTAGAAGATCAAGAAATTCAAGAATTGAAAATAATTCGTATTGTAAAAAACTCCTTACAATATGATGTTTATCTAAATTTTAAAATTCAAGAAGAAGAATATTGGGGAGTTATTAAAGATATTCTTGGAAACTCAGAATTCAAATCTGAGGTATTTAAAGACCATGACTTAGTACAAACTAGAGAATGGGTAATTAAAATGAAAGGTCTAATTATAAAGATAGTTAAAAATTTCCTAAAACCACAATTCGGAAAATTCAAATCATTATCCGATGAGATTATTTGTTACTCTTTAGTATCTGGAAAAATGCTTAAAATGAGTCAAGGATCAGAAATTGAAGTTTTAAAATCTTACGACAATAAAATCATTTTTGAATATGAAAATGATAAATATGCCTTAACTGGTGATAATTTTATCTATTTTAATTGGTGGTTTGAAAAAATTGAAGATTAATTAATCTCAATAGTCAAATCTAATCTCAAACTTATACTACCACCATTTGGAATACTAAAACCTTCAGAATTATTTCCAATTATGATAGAGTTTGAATTCGAAAAAACAGAAACTCTCATGTTAGCAGCAGCAGCAGCATTCAATGAATACTGGCGTCTAAAATTTTGACTTCTTCCAGTTTTAGAGGTTATACCAGTAGGCAACAACAGATTAAACCCAAGACAATTACTTGCAGAATTTAAAATACTAATATCTAATTGAAGAAATAAAACCTTGCCAATCACTTTATAAAAGCAAGATTGTGATGTGATTGTAGGACTACCACTCAAAATATTAGAAAGTGATGTAGTATAATTTTGAAAAGCCGATTCTACATCATTTTTAAAAGTCAAAAGTGTTTGCAAATTTGTTGATCTTTGAATTTGCCCGTTGGATGTGTTTAAAACTAAACAATCTTGAGGAGAATTATTTGTTGGAGGCAAAACAACACTTGTAGCACCACTCGAACCCGGTCCCATATAATACTCACCTGTCTGTGATATAATTTCAATGGCCTTTTTACTAGCCAATTGAATTGAACCTTGACCTGAAAATGGATCTGATGTTGTTCCACTTGGAATAGGTATATTTAATGATTTAGTTTGTATTTTTATTCTTTCATCTCCAACAGAATTTGAATAATTAGAAGAAATAATATACAATGAAGTTCCAGTAGTACTTGGAGATATTGGTCCATTCTGAATTAGTGTAAATGTTGAGTGATTAATTTGTAATTTTGAAGATCCATTGCCACTTAATGAAAGCTCATTACCATTTGAAGAATTTCCATTCAATCTAAGAAAAGTTCCCACATTTGTCCCTAAATTGGAATTACTTGATAAATGTGATAAAAAGTTTCTTCTAATCCAATTGCCAGATGAGTTTGTCATAAACTCACCATCATTTCCAGATGATAAAATATTATTACCAATTTGAAATACTTTCCATCTATAATTACCTCCTCCAAAATCAAATGCTACAAATTTAATCGTACCCTCTAATCTTAAAACACCATTAAATACACCACCACCTAAGTCAATAATGTTAGCAGAATGTGAAAAAATTAAATTAACACTCAATGAACTTTGTTGTAATGTAAATGATAATTCTCTACCTAATTGACTCAAAGTTAATGTGGGTAATGTTATTGTTCTGGTTAGAGAAGTAGTTATAATTATCTCATGGTCTTCTGGAAGAACAGCATAATTTGATGTTAGTGTAAGATACTTTACATTCTTATAAATTGATTTTAAAGTTCTAAAACTTCCATCAAATGTAACCATCTGATTTACTGTCCCAGGCGAAGAAGAACTACTTAAACTTAATGTTCCAGAAATAAATGTTCCACTTCCAGAACTTCTAATAATATTCCAACCAGAAGATGAATTGTTTAATTCTAAATTGGTTGTCCATGTTGAGGTTCCACCATTTCGAGTCTTCAAAAGAAATCCATCTTGTGAAGTCATTTCTATATAAGCTGATTTCTTAGTAGAGGTAAAAGATTGATCACTTGTTGTATAATACCAATTATAACCAATCACAGCAGAATCATTTGTTCCACTTATATACCTAACATTTAAAGAAAGCGGAGCACTTAATGTATTTTCTTTTATCTGTAAGTTTGAAAGAGGATTTGCATCATTTATTCCCACCTTGCCATTACCACTAGAATATAAACTAGATGTTCCTAATGTAGAACCAGAAGCCCAACGTGGTACATAATTAAGAGTTCCTGTACCAGATAAAGATCCACTACCTTCAACTTCCCAAAGTGATGTAGTTGAATTCCAAATATAAGTAGTTCTATTATCTATTTGAAAAACTTTTAAACCATCATATTTATATACTATAGCTGCACGCTCAGTAGAATTAGATACTACAAATCTTGAATCTATTGGAGTTGATGAACCTAAATAAAAACCATCTATTATATTGATTGCCATTTCTTATCTATTATTTTTATGGTGTGAAATTAAATTGATATGCCTGTGAAGGTGTTGGTATTGTAACAACATTAGTTGTTCTAAATACCAGATAGCTAGTTCCTCCCCAAATTCCACTTGGACTACTTATCGTATTGGTAGAGTAAGTCCAAGATGTAGATGTTGTTCCAGATTGCCATAATAAAAATCCATTACCATCATATATTTTAGCCAATGTTAAGTAATTTGCCGGATAAGCATAATATAAATATCCTGTACCAGCTAGTGAAACCGTTTGGTCATCTTGCAGATCAATTAATTTAGTTAAACCATTAATTATGGTCTGAGTATTCGAAGTTGTAGCAGAAAATCCATAAAAATATGGATAAACAAAATTTAAGCTAGTAGTTGCAGTTACAGATTGAGTTCCATCAGTAGTCGAGACTGAAAATGTAAATGAACCATTAAGGTTTGCTGAAATTTGAGCGCCTGAAAAGGTAAAGCTATCTGTATATGACTGACTAATAAATCCTGAACCGGTTAAAACTGGACCAGAATAACTTGTCAAAACTACTCCAGCACTATTTCTAATTTGTATAGTAGTCGATGTTAAATCAGCAGTTCTTTTAGTTAATGTATAATCAAAAGGTACATTAGTACCTGCTGGAGAAACCAATATATGATTTCTTTCTTGAATAGGATTTGTAATAGTCAAAGTTACTTGTGGACCCAAATAAGGATAAAGTAATTGTCTAATCATTTCGACTAATGGCACATTGCTGAATGTTGATCCTTGTGGAACTCCACCAAAGTCTTGAACTGTTGGAGTCGAATCCGTAAACTCTAACGGATATCCATTAACATTCACTACACTACCAAAAATATTAGTTGGTGATCCAGGCGAACCTAAAGTTGAAGTAATAGAACCACCGGTTCTAAATTCTAAATATCCAGAGCTACTTCTTACTACAAATAAATCACCAACTATTGATGCAGATGGTGAAGAAACCATAGAAGCAATTTCTGTAACTGATGGAACAACCAAACTGTTCAATCCAATTCTACCATATTGACCAGCTTCAAAATTAAAATCACCACCAAACGGTTGATTGTGAGTTAAGTTTAACCCCAAAGAGGGAGTACCTCCACTGACTTGAACCACTTCTAAATATGGAACATTTGTATGTAATGATTGTGAAGAACCAGCGATAAAGCCAATTCTTAGGTTTTGAGAAGGAGCGGTATCTGATTTTGTATTATAAAAGAAAATATCAACATCCGTTTGGGCTGATAAAACTGTATTACTTAATATATTAGAACCGGATAAACTTTTTTTACCAAAAAATAACTTATCTTTTATATCTTCTCTGGCAATACCAATATATTGAGTACCTGAAGTATTTGAAGTATATCGAATTACTGTATTTTCCCAATTTGAGAAAATAGCATCTCTAACATCTCTTGGATTAATTAGTTTTTGAGTATTATCTGGTATTACGGTTAATACATCACTGATGTTATTAAAAGAGTTAGCTTCTTGAGTTGTATTTGGAAATATACTGTACGTAGCAAAAGACATTTACTAATTTGTTTTTATGTATATATTAAAAAGAAATTTCTCAATATTAATAAAAACAAAAAACGAGTGATTCTTTCACTCGTTTTTATTAGTTGAAAAGAAATTCAACTTTAATTAAATCTTTGATTTTTGCCGTTTGAAGATTCAAATCCTCGAAATTCAATTTTTCAAAAGGAACATCACTTTCAATTTCTAAAAATTCTGTCATTTCTTTAGTGAAAGCCGTCATATCAGAGATACTAACAGAACCTGGAATTGGATTTCCTTCTTCATCTTTAGGAATAACTGGATTACCCTCTTCATCTCTTTGGATCCACTTATCATAAATTCTTTTCTCTGATTTTAATTTATCTTCAACAATAGAAGAAAGATACTTAATAATTCTTGTCAATCTAAAAGCTGCTGAAGCATTGATATCTAATTCGATTAGTTGATTAAGAACTCCTAAAGTTTCATTATTTAGTTGTGAATTTTTTACTGTAAATCCCATATTAACTTTTATTTTTTATATTTGTTTTAATTGTAATTGTTTAATTCTCTCTAAAGACATTTGATAATACTTCTCATCCTTTTCAATACAAAGAAATCTTCTACCTGTCAATAAGCAAGCTTCAGCAACCGTTCCACTACCTGAAAAAGTATCTAAAACTAAATCATCCGGATTCGAGTGTTTCTCTATCATCTGTTTTATCAAAATTAGTGGTTTTTGTGTTGGGTGTTCCAATCTATCTTTACCATGACAAAGTGGATATCTATAAATGGCATTATCATATTCAGAATTAAATGTTGGCTTTTTATCTTTAACAAAAGTGAAAAAGAATTCGTGAGCATTAGAAAGATAATTACTCTTAGAATTGATTGGTGTTGGATTATTTTTCAACCACATTCCAACTCTTGGTTGTTTGAATTTCCACTTTTGGGCCATTTCTTTTAATTGATTTGATTTCCAAACATCAAAGAAAATTATTAAAGTTCCACCCTTCTTCAAAACACGATAATACTCTTCAAATAATTTATCTAAATCTAAATTAGTGTCCCATTCCCCAAAATGAATTGAATGTTTTGAATATTTGGTTTTCATAAAATCTGAAGTTTCTTCAGATACTTTACTAAAATTAGAATTTCTGGAAATATCATATGGTGGGTCAATTAAAATCAAATCCACACTATTGGATTCAATTGTCTTCAAATAATCAAAACAATCAGCATTTATAATCACAAATAACAATTCAATTTTCTTTATATATACTCATAACATGAAGTTCCTTTTAGAATATAGTCAATTTAATGATGATATTAATTCTTTTCATTTAAGTGAAGAATTAATAGATGAGATAAAAGAGGTTTTGACTGATTACTTATCAGATGTTGTTGAAGAATCACTACCAGAAATCAAGGAAGGATTTATTAAACCTTATATCAACGAAGGTAGATTTTATGCCTTTAAATATACACAAGATGATGAAGACACTCCTGGTATAAACTGCATTTTTGTTTCTAAACAAAGATACAATCTACCACTTGAAAGATTATCCTTTTTAGTTTCTAATATAGATGAAAATTTAACTTGTATCAAGGGATATAATGCTGATATTATTATAACTCATAAAAAACTAATTCAAAAAATAGAATCTTATTATCGTTTTGTAGATGCTTTAGAAAATGTAGCAGGTGAAATAGAATCAGGTGAGGGGAAATGGTCTAAATGGTCAGGTGCGGTTTTTATCGAAATGCCTGATGTAAAATCGAGAGAGGTTTCAATCCAATTATGGAGGATTGAATCTATACCCAATTCAGTAAAATTAAAACCAAGCTTTCCAAGATTACATATTAATTTCTACATGCCAACTATTGAAATAAATGATGATATTATTTGGGATGTTTATTTCTCAATAATAGAACCGGACGATTATAAACTTCAGAAATCTCGGTTCTCGCCTGAATTACCAGATGTCAGATTAGAAGAATATAAAAAAAACTTAAAAGAATTCGAAAATTTTGTAAAAAAACTTGAAAAATCTACTAATGAAGTTTTTATGTATCATATTACCGACTCAGTAGAAACTATAATGAATGAAATATTATCTTGGTTAGAAGAAGAAGTTTTTCCATTTTTTGAGAATGACAGGACTAGAAAATATGATAATCTCCTAAAAAATCTTAACAACTTAGATGAATCAGGAATTCATATTGAATTAACATCAGAACCAGAGATTGGAACTCCCTTTGAAGTTATTGTAAAATGGAAAAATAAAGAATCTATAATGAATCTTTTATACAATCAAACAAATAAAGTCAGGATTCTTGATGAGTTTGATAAACAGTTAGAAGAATGTGACTTAGAGGAACTTGGAGAAAATCTCTTTTTAATTATGAGTGAAATGTAATTCTCTGAATATATAAAAGAAAATTTATCTGAATGAGTTTAGCAAATATTGTAAGAGGAATCCTTAATTTACAAAAGAAAATCAATGTCAAAACACTTCCTTCACAAGGACTTTTCTACAAAGATGATTTCGAATTATGGATTAAAAAAGCTGATGTTGAAGATATAATCGAATATGAATATCAATACGAAAAAGAAGATTTAGGCTTAGTAATTACCAGAGTTAAAAAAATTGTCGAAAAGAATGTTATACTATCAAAAGAATATTCTTATCATGATGTTAAAAGCATTGATATTGTTTATTTGTTTTTAGAGATTGTTAAGTTCACTAATAATAAACAAATCGAAATCAAATACTTTGATGATACCATCGGCAAAGATGATATAATCAGCTTTGACTCTAATAACTTCAACTATGCCAAGTTAGATGGAAAAATAATTAAATCATATGATTCAGTTACAAAAGAATTTGTAATAGATGGATTTAAGTACTCTATACCCTGTATTGGTGTTGAAAACTCACTAACACATTTTTTAATAAGTAAATCTGATGATCCCAATGCTGATGCCTACAATAAGTATTCTTATGACTTTCTTTATTTCTTAGGACATAAAGCTTATCTTTCATTCTCTGAAATTGATAACCTAATTCAAATATTCAATTTTGACCTAACTGATGATGATAAAAATAAAATCAGGAAAATTGTTAAGTCATTTTCTAATATTGGTAGGTATTCACTCAAGAAAGACACTAAAATAATTGATGTAACTGCAAAAATTGACTTAGAAAAGATTTGGAAATAATTTAATATATAGATTATGATTAAATCTTGGCAACAATTTAATGAGTCTAAGATTCATTTTGAAGAATCTGATGAGTATAGAAACTTAAAATATAAGTATTCTATCAAGAAAGAAGATATAAAGGACTTTCTAGACGATCTATCAGATGAAACAGATTTTCAATTTAGGAGCGTTCAAAATTTCATTAAAAACATAACCGATAATTCATTTGTATTAGTGACACATATTAACTTATTCAAACGATATAAAAACCCAAAAGGATTTAAAGAGTATCAAGATTATCTAAAATTGCAAAATTTTGATTTAGATTGGGTTATAAAAACTTCTGAAAGGATATCACATGATCAGGAAACAAAACTTTCAAGATATGAAATAGATAAAATACCATTCCAAGGTGCCGGAAACAATACTATTGATTATGATGACTTAGATTTGAAAATAATCTTCGAAAAGGAAATAACATCTGATGAATTTAGTAAATCTTATCAAGATTTCCTAAAATTAGATAATGTTTTAAGACTTGCATATATACGAGTGATTAAAAAAGTGATTGAAAATGGAATCCCAGAAAACCATGCCAATAAACTAATCGATGCTCATCCAGATTACGAAGATATGGACTATGTTGTTTTTGGATTTATGACAAATAGTGAGATAATCGCTGTTGCAACCTACGATAAGGATAAAAAACAATTATTCTTTGATAAAAGAGAACTAGAACGTGCCTTAGATTATTATGAAAATGGTGATTGTGGTGAATACTTGGGTGATAATTATTTACAATAAAATAAATATTAAATGAATAGTAAAATTGAATGCCGGATTTGTAAAAAATTTTTTGAGATGATTAGTCCAACACATCTTAAAAAACACAATATTACTATGCAAGAATATAAAAAAATGTATCCAGATAGTAAAATAGTTTCAGATGAAGTGTCAAAAAAATTAGCCGATAATGCAAGAAATAATGAAAATATAGGATTCAAAAAAGGAGTGAAACATAAAAATCACACCACTTGGAACAAAGGTCTGAAAAAAATGGATCATAAGTCAATAGAGAATTACTCTAAAAAATTAAAAAAACCTAAGTCCGAGGAACACAAAATGAACATATCAAAGAGTAAATTGAAAAACACCAAATATACAAATTGTCAGATTTGTAATAACATCAAGTCAAAAACTAACAGAAAATTATGTGTATCCTGTGCTCAAAAAATTAGAGCAAAAAATTATGTTAACGGAATGAAGGGTAGAAAATTATCAGAGGAACACAAAATAAAATTACTACAATCAACAAAAACTTCATTCACAAAGCCCGAAATGAAGGTATTAGATTCGTATTCGGGTTTAGGTCTAATCTATACCGGGGATAGGAAGAAATGGATAAGATTTAAAGATGGTAGTTTTAAAAATCCAGATTTTATTTTTGGAAATTTCCAAATCTGTGTTGAAGTGTTTGGTGATTATTGGCATAAAAATGAAGATCCTAATATTTTAGTGAATAAATATGAAGAGGTAGATTGGAGATGTTTAGTTTTATGGGAAAAGGAAATTAAAAAACACTCAATATATTCTCTATCGGAAAGGATAAATCAATTTATAAATTTTGATAATTATATCTATTCCGATAGAGAAAGTGATGATTATGCCGATAGATTTATAGTGTAATAGAATTTATCTCTTTTATTAGTGAATTTTTATCGGTCTCAAGAACTCCCATAATCTGAAAAACTTTATCAGAGAATCCAGCCAAAGCAAAGACATTATTTTCTGGAAATTGCAAACTACCTAATCCTTGTAAATCCCAAGAATAAATGTAAGGGTTAGCATTGTACTTAATTTTATATTGATTCAATTCTCTGACTGGTGTGTGGAGACCTATAAAACTTTGCATATCACTCAAAATTATTATTCTTTCATACTTTTTATTAGCATTAATGAAGGCATCATTTAAATTTGTACCACCACCTGTAAATTTGAAACTATTTCTTATAGAGATTACACTATCATTTGGATTAAAAGAAACATATTGAGCTTTAGTTGCAAATGTCATTACATCACAATTGTTAGATTTAGCTATAATAGCAGCAAAAAGTGATGCAATATCTGATGGTTTTCCACTCATGGATCCACTCACATCCACAACAACTAAGTTTTCACCAGTTAGATTTGGCACATTCATTACAGACAAATCTAAAGCTTTAGATATTGCCGACAAGACCTGTCTAGATTCTTTAGAATTCAACTTCTCAATTTCATCATAAGCAGTTTTAAATCTGAAAGGCAAAATTCTAGATTTTTTGATTGAGTTCTCATTAGTTATTAACTCACAAACTGAATCAGTAAGTTCAGGACAAGTGTTTATAATATTTCTTAAATTTTTCAAAGCAGCCATAATTCCAATCTTCTTAGAAGAGATTAATTCTTTCCAAGCATCAGCCTTTAATTGGCCCAATTCTTCTTCATTAGAAGCTTGTTGACCAGCCTGTGACAACATAGACTCCCAAGTTTTGGTATTTTTCAAATCACCAGAGATAAGGCTTGAAAGAGCTTCTTTGTTCTTTGAAGTTGGAACTGGGTGAACCAAGTTTACAACGTCAACAAGTTTAAATAATTTTGTTTTTTTCATAATTTTCATTTATTATTTTTTTAAAATTTTGCTCTAATTCTTTTTCTTTTCCTTTTATCGATATATGACAATTTTTACATAATGTTATTCCATTATTTAAATCCCATAATTTATCACAATTTATATAATCATCATATTCCTTTAATTCATATTCCTTAACAATATCGCTAAACATTTCAATATGATGACAGTTTAATTTCCCACCAATTGATCCACAAATCTGACAAATAAACTCATCTCTCTTATAAACTAAATTCCTCCAATTTTTATATTCATAGGTTTGTCGCAATCTATTTCTAATCATAGAAAGTCCTCCTTTCCACATAGGGTGCTTATCACCAACTCTAAGACCTATAAACTTTTGCCTTATTTTTTCTTTATGTTCCTCACTTATTATAGTTTTTCCTTTTTTAGATTTTGATATATTTATACATCGTTCTTCTGTATGTGGTTTAGAATTTGACTTAGCTATTTTTTCTTTATGTTCCTCACTAAATTTCCTTCCTTCCATACAAGAAGATTGATTTCTTGGCTCAATTTCATATTTCTTAAACCAGCTATATATTCTTCCTCTTTTTAATTTTAATTTTTTTTCTATTTGTGAATATGACAATTTATCATCATAATACAATTTTTTTAATTCCTCAATAGAAATATTAAAAGTGGGTTTTAATTTCAAGTCATACTTTTTCATATAATAAAAAAATGACAATCCTGTTATTTTTTCAATTTCTGTAGGTGTTTTATTTTCTTCATAATACAATTTTATTAAGTAATCCCTTTCCATACACAATTTTTTTATTGTATATATTAATTTTTCCACTTTGCCAATTGATAATTATCAAATTTATCAAAAGCCTTTGCGAATCCTTTTTTCATTGAATTAGGAATCTTTTCTCCACAATTTTGTGTATAATATGCTAAAACTTCTGTCATATCATCTGGCCTAACAACAACTTTCTCATAAAAATTCTTTGCATATTCCTCACCTGATAGGTACTTCCCAAGCTCACCAGCAAGAGCATGTGTAATACTTCTCATACCGAATTTATCACGAGCAAAAATAGCCGCCTTAGCTGCGAATTTAGGATCAACTTCAGAAAGAAGTGCCTTTAATCTATCTAATGTATCACTAGATGAACGATAGAATGTATCACTCACGAATGATGTTAAGAGAATAGAAACTAATTCTAACTCTTTAGATTGTTTGTATGCTTCACCACCAGCATAATTTACGGTTTTGGTTTTTCCTTTTTGGATAGTTTGATTGAAACGTGACATAACTTTATTTTTAATTTTTTAATTTTAACAAAAAAAAAGACCAGATAAAACATTTCTGTTAAATCTGGTCTTTTTGAAATATAAAAAAGCAAACAAGATAATTTAGCCTGAGCTGTCATTGAAGAATTTCTCCTAAACTCCAATCGATGTTTTAAGGATTTTCATCTTATCCTAATCTTTTATTTAGAAGAAATGATTATTTTCTTCACCACTTGAAGTGTGATTCTCTACTCTTTTTGTTAGACATCTGAACTTTGTTCAGAGCTAATCTGATTGCTTGAGTTAGCTTTCAGAAGATCATAGTTGTAATTGTTATACGAAGTATCTCAACCTATCGCTATGTTTGCTATATTTTTCAAAATTACCAGAGAAAATTTTCCAACTGTGTTTTTTTCATTAACCATACGAAGTAACAGTCAGAATAACTACTGATTTTTTGTTTGTCTTACTTATAAGGATAGAATCTAAAAAAGTTTAAAAATTTTAAGTATTTTTTCCGTTTAAGTAAAATATATATGAAAACAAAAAATCCACATTTTTGAAGATGTGGATTTTTTACAGAATTTAATCTAAAATTGCTGAAGATGGTGGATTTCGTTTCATTTTCCAATGTTGCGATTCCCATGCTTTAATTTCCTCATCAATCCTTAAAACTTCATCTTTAGCCGCTTCAATTTGCGATTCTTTCTGAGCTAACTCTTCTTTAATATCTTCTAATTTTGAAACTTGAAGTTCTAAATCCTTTTTATCCTCTTTAATTAATTTTGTCTGTCTGTCAATTTCTTTTCTAAGATTAACAATCACTTTTTTTTCATCTTTGATAGATTCCTTTTCACCAAGAAGTTCAATCTCAAATCTCTTCAATCTGGCTTCCTCAGTTCTTATCTTATCTCTCAATTTATCCTCATCCTTTTGAATTTTTTCAAGCTTCAAGTTAGCTTCTTTCAATTTATCCTGTAATTCTTTTTCTCTTGATGATACTCTATCCTCAAGTTCGGATTTTCTTTCTTGAAAAGAAGTCTCAACTACTTTCTCTTTATTCTCATAATTATTAAATAATTCTTTTTCTTTCGAATCTAAAGAATTTAGTTTTTCTTGATACTCTGATTCTAACTTTGACTCTTTTTCTTTAAAATCTAATTCACTTTTCTCAATTTTTTGAGTCAAACTTTTTTCTTTATCTTCAATTTCTTTTAATCGATTTTCAAATTCTAATTTTTTGGACTCAAACTCAATCTCTTGAGATTTAAAAGACTCAATTTTATCATCAATTTGCTTAGATAAATCTATTTTTTCTTGCGTTTTCTTTCTATCAGAGAAAATAACGTTAGCACCAACAACCAGAGATACTGCTAATGGATCAAAAACTAACATCAGAGCAATAATAAACCAATTGACTACAACATCCATAGATGTATTTGTTATTCTTGCGATGTATTTCAAAGGTCCAATTTCACCAGCTAAATCAGCATTGGTTTCTAAATCTAACTTTTGAAGGTCAATTTTAGTAATTGAATCATTTAGTGCTGTTTCTTTTACAGAAAGTTCATCTCTCCTTGTTTGAGCGGACTTTAACTGAGATTCAAATGATTTTCTATTAGCCGAGGATGTCGTTGTCAGAATAGTACCAGATTTATCTTTAAAGGTCTGAGTATTATTTGAAAGACCCTTTGTCAAATCACTTATATTATCAGATATTATTTGCTTTTCAAGACGAACATCATTTAATTGAGTCTCAAACATTTTTCTCTTAACTTCTAATACGCCCACTTGTTTATCAACATTCTCTACTTTATATGATGTTTCAGAGTAAGCTGATGATAAATATCCATAAATACCAGCTGACGTTATTACCATAAGTGTAAAAATAGCTATAAAATAGTATGTTTTAAGTAAAGCATTTAATTTCCCCCAATATTGGTAAAGAAGAGAAGCTAGAATTAATTTCGCAATCTCTAGTGATGCCATCATAATCATAACATTAGTCGAAGATCCTGAAAACATCTTACCAATCCCGGTAACTGAATAAAAAGCGGCTGATAGTGATACCGACAGAGCCGATATCACTACCAAATATGGTAATAATTTTTTTTCCATTAATTATTTAATTTTTAAGTATATATTTAGAAAGAAAATTCATCATAACTTTCTTCATCAACATCTTGTTTAAATGCTCCAATAGTATATGAATCTATCTCAGTTTCCTGTGGAGCATTTTGCACTTGGGTTGAACCACCGGTCCAAACATTAATCCAAGTAATTGGGTTTTGAACTTTCTCGAAAATCGAATCATATCCAATAATCTTCATACGATTATTAGTTAACCATTTCATATATTGAGTCAAAATCTCAGCATTCAAACCAATCATTGATCCATCTTTGAAAAGATACTCAGCCCACTCTAACTCTTCTTTAGCCGCATCTTCATACATCTTTAAAACAAGAGGCTCACATTCTTCAACTATCTTTTGAAATCCTTCTTCCCATTCTTCTTTAAATTGTTTTAGAATAAAAGAAGTGAAACCCATATGAAGATTTTCATCACGATTGATTAAAGAAATAATCTTAGCGTTTCCTTCCATTTTCTTATTTTGAGCGAAACAATAAGAACAAGCAAAACTTACATAGAATCGAATACCCTCAAGTATATTGATTGACACAAGAGTCAAATAAAGTTTCTTTTTCTTATCATACTCAGTTTCTTCTGGAATTGAATTAATCAAGCTATCATAATAATGAGTTACTGATGAAGCTCTTTTCAAGATTTCTTCATCTTTCATAATTGAATCAAATACCTCACTTGGATTAGAGTAAATATTCTTAATAATATAAGTGTAAGAGTATGAGTGTAAAGTTTCAAAAAACTCCCAAGTCTTAGCAAATAACTCAACTTCTTGGTTTGAGCAATATTTTAACAAGTTAGAAATACCACGACTTTGAACTGAGTCAAGTAGAATTTGATATCCGAGATTCTTAGTAAAAATAAACTTCTCATGCTCAGTCAAGGATTGAAAATCTCCTTTATCCTTTGAAAGATTAATTTCCTCCGGACGCCAGAAATAAGAAATATGTTGTTTAAACATATTGAATATCTTCTCATATCGGAACTTATCATACCTCTGGATCGAAAGGCCACCATCATTTCCGAAAAAAAGTGGTTGTTTAGTAAAATCAGATTCTTGATTTATGTTTAATATATGCTTCATAATTTTATTTTAATGTCTTTATTATTTTAATGTCTTTATTATAGAGACAAAATCTTTAAATGTTTAAATTTTTAATAAAATCAATTGATTTTTGTATATTATGATCGAAATCATCATCAGACCAAATTTCCAAATATTTAAATCCATTTTTCAAAGCCAAATCTCTCTTTAAACAATCATATTTATACTTAGTATCAGCATCAACATCCTCATTAAATAGACACCTCCAGTTTTTCCACTCCTCTTCTGTTAAACTATCCTTTCTTGGGTGAAATTTAGAACCATTATATTCTATTATAAATTTTAAATCATCCTTTAATATTACAAAGTCATAAAAATAATATCTCTTCTCAACCTTATCATATAAGAAGTATTCTTTTTTACCAATATTGGTGTCACCATAATAAACACACATATTAGTAAAATCTTTTATTCTTTCGTGAATAACTGAAAATATTTTCAATGATTCTTTAGAAACATTAGAATTATTTTTATAACAATGGTCTTTCCAATATTCATAGCTTAAATTGCTAGATTCCTCAAGTGAATGTCCTAATTTTTGATAATATTCTGAACAAAACATAGAAGACTCCTTTTTTATTTTAGATATAATCTCTTTAGCTTCCTTTTCACTATGACCCCTATTAACATAATATTCAACTCTCCACGGTGAGTTCTTTTGATTATACTCTTTTATATATTCTTCTGATTTTCCACTTAAATGTTTCTTAGTGTGATTGGATTGATATTCTTTTAATTTTTTCTTTGCCACATCTAAATTTTCATAAATATTTAACCAATATCCAATTGTTCTCTTTGATGATTTTTTTTGTGATTCTTTCCACAAATCATACCGTACAATACCATTAATATCACCATACTTACTAATGAATTTTTCCTTGCTTAGAGCTCCATTTTTAATCCTATTATTGTAGTAAATTTCATATTCTTTCCCATATCTAAGTTTATAATAATCTTTGGATACTTTATCTTTAGGATGAAGTTCAATATAATTCATATATTTTTTAAATCTTTCTTCCGAAAAATCAAGAATATTATTTGTTTTAAAAAATAAACAGATAGATAGTATTCTATTACTCTTATATACTTTTATTATATTAAGAATTAATATCTTACCACTATCTGTTATTTTTAATTCAAACCACTTTTCAAAATCGTCATCTATATCTTCTAAAGTTTGAATATCGATTTTTTTTACTAATCTAAGTAAATTTTTTCTAGAATTTACTACTATATTGTTTAATATCATTAATTATATATTAAACAACAACAAGTCCCTATATCACAATGTGCAGGATCCAGATTCACAACCATTCCCCATTGTATCTAAATCATCAGATTTTTTATCATCAGTATTAGCGTAATAAAGTGTTTTCAAACCATACTTATACGAATATAGAATATCTTTAATAACACCACCAATTGAAATACCTTCTGAAGAATATTGGTAATAATGATTAGCAGAGATGGATTGGTCAATCCATTTTTGAATAACAGCACAAATATTTGTATATCCACGATTATCCGGCATATCAAAAGCTAATTCATATTTATTCTTCAATTTAATACATTCAGGAGCTACTTGTTTAACCAAACCTGATTTTGATTTTTTAGTAATCACAAGAGATCGAATTGGCTCGATTCCATTCGTCGCGTTTTGAACTACGGCAGAACTCTCTGCCGGCATCAAAGCTGTTAGAACTGAATTTCTCAAACCAAACTCCTCAATATCTTTTCTTAAAGATTCCCAGTCACAAGAATAATCTCTCTTAATTAATTCATCAACATTTTTGTTATACCTATCAACTGGAAGAACACCTTTTGAATAAGTAGTATCATCAAACCATTCACACTTACCAAACTCTTTAGCCAATTTATTAGAAGCCTTCAATAACGAGAACTGAATGTGTTCAAACAACTCATCTACATAGAAAAGAGCTTCTTTATCAGAGTATTTAATACCTTGTTTAGCTAACCAATAAGCAAAATTAGTCACACCAACACCAATACTTCTACGTTTTAACATTTTCTTAGCCGCGTTAATCGGATAATCCTGGTTCTCAATTACATAATCAAGAATCCTAACAATATATTCAGCGACTTTGTAGAGTTCATTCCAAGATTTAATATTGCCTAAATTAAATGCTGCCAAAGTACAAAGAGCGATTTCACCATTTGATAAATGTTCGGTTTCTTTTTTATTATCCACATCATAAATTGATTCTATTGGTGAAGTTTTCAAGCAAATTTCAACACAGAGGTTAGACATTTTAACTCTACCGATAAAAGGTGAATTATTATTAACATTATCAATATTCATAACATACATACGACCCGTTCCGATTCTTTCCTGAGCAAAAGCATTCATTAAATCACGCGCTTTAATTGTCTTTCTTGGTATTTTCTTATCAGATTCACATTTCAAATACACTTCCTCAAATTGAGGAAGGCCAAAAACGTCATAAAGACCTGGAACATCTGATGGAGAAAAAAGTGAAATCTCACCATTAGAAACAAATCGGTTATAGAATGTTTTCTCAAATTGAATTCCATAATCCATGTGTCTTACTCGATTATCATCAGTACCCTTATTATTTTTAAGAACTAGAACATCTTCAATCTCTTTATGCCACCAAGGAAAATAAAGAGTGGCTGAACCTTTTCTAATACCTCCTTGTGAACAAGAATGTAAAGTAGATTGAAACATCTTTAAAAAAGGAATAACACCAGTATGAACAACTTCACCATTCCTAACCTTAGACCCAAGAGCTCTAATACTCCCAGCATTAATACCGATACCAGCCCTCTTAGCAACATATTGACCAATAGCCACGTTACCATAGAAAATTGAATCTAATGAATCCCCAATCTCAATTAGAGTACAACTGGAAAACTGACGATTTGGAGTTCTAATACCAGCCATAATTGGAGTTGGAAGCGAAATCTTATGTTCGGAAATTAGATCATAAAGTTCTTTGATGTAATCCATTCTAGTTTCCTTATCATAAGAAGCAAAAACGGTAAGAGCAATCATCATAAAACAGAATTGTGGAGTTTCATATGACTTACCCGTACTTCTATCTTTAACTAAATATTTATCAATCAATTGTTGAAGACCAGCATAAGTCAATTGATAGTCTCTATCATGTTTAATGTATGAATTAACCTTTTCTAATTCTAATTCTGTATAGTTATCTAAGATAATCTTATCATATAAGTCCAACTTAATGTTTCTTTTGATAACTTCTAGTAAAGTTGGCATTTCAACTTTAGTTTCAAATACTTCTTTACGAAGAAGATAATTAAGTAGGTTTGAGGCAACATACTGATAATTGGGTGTTTTTTCTGAAATCAGATCTACCGCTGATTGAATCAAAACTTTATGAATTTCCGATGTTTTGATTCCAGGGTAAAATTGAATATGAGAATTCATGGCTACATCAGAAGCTGATACTCCACTTATTCCACTTGTGGCCCAAATCAGAACTTTATTTATTTTCTCAGCGTTGAATTCTTCTCCAACTCCGTTACGCTTAGTGACACTAAGACTATTTGATTTGGTTTTTTTTGTTTCTTTTAAAAAGGTTTCCTCCATAAATTGTTTATTTTTTTCTTAATGAGTTTTTATATATTGAAGACATATTTAATAATTTTCCCGTATTTTGGTTTTTTTAGAGAAAATCGATGTTGTCTAATTTATTTAGATTATGTTTAAATTTGGTGTTGTTGAGTATCTTGGTAATGGATGAAATATGAATCTCATACACATTCTCATAAGAATCAATCTTAAAAATTGAATTATTATAATCCGTTTCTACAACAACTCCTGTGAATAATTTAACTTCACCGAGTATATCCTGATGTTCAAACTCTAACTCCGTTCCAAGATAAATATTACGATTAGTTATTTCTTTAGAAGAATTATTTTTACCAATATGGTCTTGTAACTCTAAAATTATTAGATTCCTCCATTTATTATCCAGTAACTTAAACATATTGAATAAGTTATCAGAAAAATAAACAGATAATTCATTGAATAACTCAACATTAGTGAATTTCTCAAAATTTAATTCAACCGTAAGTAATAAGTAATAATTATTAAAATCTACACGCGAAGGTTTTCTTCTGTTATTCAAGAAATTAAGAGAAGTTTTTGTAGAAAGTACCTCATAAACTCTCTCTTTAACTCTTTTGAGTCTAAGATAAGATTCATTATCATAAGATTCTGAATAAAATACACTACCTCTATCAACCTCAAATTTATCATTATAATAATATGTACTAACGTCTTCCTCCTCACTTACATCTTCTTTTTTCCCTTTAAAGATTGAATCATATTTTAGAGAGTGTTTACCTTGTATCTTATGTTTAGAAAGGACCACATCATCAACCTCTTCAGTAGATTCTTCACCAGTTAATTCTTCTTCAGATACTTCAATAACAATATCTATGTTATCTTCATCATCCGGAACAACTACAATCTCATCATTTATTTCAGTAGTTTCTTCCTCAAGTTTATAATCATCTAAATTTTCGGATTCATTTTCTAAAAAGTCATCCTCTGATTCTTCATCAAATTGTTTTTTCTTTGACATTCATGTTTTTTATTTTTTCTAAAAGTGTATCACTTTTATCTTACGAGTAGTTAATTTTTAATATATATTATATGAAATCATTAGAAAAAGTTATAACAGACAGAATTAAAAAAATAGAATGTAATAACCTAACTATTATTAATTATATTGACCACAAGAAAATAGTTTGTAGATGTAAGAGATGTAGTTACGAAATAACTAATAATTATAGAAACCTATCATATACAAACTTCAAATGCTCTTATTGTGAACTCCTCGAAAAATCAGATTTATTAAGCACTGGTATAGTAAAACTAATATCGATAGATGGTATGAAGTTAAAAATAAAGTGCAAAAATGGACACGAATACTTTCAAGATAGAAGAAATTTACTATCCGGTAGAAAATGTGAAGAGTGTAGAAAAAACAAAAGAAACATAACCAAGGATATTCTAATTCAAAAGTTAGATAAAATACACGGAAATTATTACACATACGAATTAACTGACTATAAAAATTTACACACTAAAATTAAAATCACTTGTAAAGAGGACCATCAATTTTATCAAATAGTATCTAACCACCTTCAAGGTAAGGGTTGTCCAATTTGTAGAGAATCGTTAGGTGAGAGAAAAATCAGAAATATTTTAGAAGAAAAAAACTTAAAATTTATTAGACAAAAGAAATTCAAAGAGTGTAAGTTTGTGAATGAATTGCCATTTGATTTTTATCTCATTGACTATAATTTACTTATAGAATTTGATGGAATTCAACATTTTAAAGCAGTCAAAGCATTTGGTGGTGAAGAAGAATTTAAAAAAACTCAAATAAAAGATGCAATAAAAAATGAGTTTTGTTTGAAAAATGAAATTAAATTACTCAGAATATCCTATAAAGATGATATTGATTATATGCTTTCTAAGCATCTATAAATTGGTCATTTTCTAAAGTCAGAAAGGTTGAATTTAATGTAAGTTTAATCTGACTTTTCAAAAAGTCACCATCCCTTTGCTTGAGTAATTTGAATCGATACATATTTAACCGTTTCATTTCTTCTGTTCTTATAATTGCCCAAAAAGTGTCTGCGGTCTCTGCGATTGCTTTACTTTCTGGAACACTTTCTAATGTAATATCACTCGAATTCCAAGCATCTTTAGCTACTTGAACTCCTGTTATTACCGGACACTTATATTTAGCACCAAGTGCTCTTAAACCTTCTGCTAAATGTTTACCTTTTGTGTAAAGAGAATCATTAGCGCCCTTTGGTGAAGCTACCAAAGTAATATAATCTACAATGATTAAATCGATTTTTACACCTCTTCTTTGTTGTAGTTTTTGTATATAATTATCAAAATCTAATATTGTAGCTGTACCAGCTGCCCAGAATTTTGTAAATATCTTACCAACTGATTTTTGAAATAAATCACCACCTTCTTTCAAAGAACCCATATTATCAATTCTTTTTCTAATAAACTCAGTATCCTTACTTTGTTTATCATAATCATTGATAGGTATCTTCAAACGCATTGATCCTAATCTCTTCATTACTTTTCTTTCCGACATCTCTAAAGTAATGTAAAGAACATTTGAACCCATATCTGCCGATTTAACAGCAAAGTTTTGCATCCAAAGTGAATTGTGACTTAATATATCACTAGTATAATATTGTTTATTAGATCCTTCTGATAATTGTAAATCATACATATGTGATTTTTTGCCAGTCAGTCCAAATTCAACTATCATTTCTGGACCTTTTTTTGTCATTATAAAGTCACCAAGATGTATATTTTCACAGTAAATTTCAGTTAGATCACACTTCTTATTATTAAAGTCCATATTATCACATCTATATAAAAGATGTTTATCAGCACATATTAATTCATTACCACCAGAAGTTAGTATTCTCCATTCATCATATTCAACGGTTTTGCCAATACCTTCAATATCAACCCAGCCATTTGGAGTAAAAACTTGTAAGTCATTTACCTCATATGCTTCAATAAATTTATCATATAAAGGCATATCGTATTTACCCTCTAATAAGGAATCTGCTTCTATTATTTCATAATTTTCAATCATTTAAAATATTATTAATTTTTTCTTCTTCATTGATAAATTTTATACATTTTTCTAAAGTTTGTTGTGGATTTTTTCTATATTCAGATTCCCATATTGTGAGTACTTGGTATCCTTTTTTTTCAATAAAAGATATTTTTTCATAATCATTTTTCCAAATTTGCTCAGCTCTCTTTTTCTTAATCCTATGAACATCATCCGCCTTAAACAAGGTGGGATTGCAATGCCAGAAATCACCATTAAACTCAATACATTTTTTTCTTAACATATCAACATAGTCATAAGCGAACCACTCTTTATTTTCATTCAATAAGTGAAACTTACTTTTTAGTTCGGCAAATTTAACTTTATCATTACCAACAATATTGTAGATCTCCCAAAACAATCTTTGTGATATCGGCGAATATGAACAACCTGTTATCTTTTTTCGGTTGATTTCTATTCTTTCTTCATCCGTCTTAGAATTCAAAGTATTGATCCACTTATATTGTCTTTCATTAAATGTCTTCTCACCCACTATCTTGCCATATTTTTCAATACATTTTTCTAATGAGAACCTATTTTGAATTTTAGATATTTCTTCTTTTGCTTCTTCTTCATTAAATCCTTTTTTTAAATAATATTCAATTTTTGTCGGATATTTACAAGCATACTTTTCAGGATTAGACTTTAATTTAATAGATGTTTTTGAATGTACCTCATTCATAACTTCTTTTGACTTTAAAATAGCTTCTTCTTCAGTATATCCCTTGTTAATCCAAAATTCTTTACAATTTCTACTCCTTTTTTTATCCCAAAGTGGATCTACTTTTCTTAATTCACGTTGAGTTTTCAACCTTTCATTTAATTGTCTTTCATTTTCTAATTTAAAAAGTATTTCTGCTTCTTCTTTGGAACACATATTCCTATACATAAAACCCTCAACACTATGAGAATTGAATGACTTTTTAACACAATCTTTATTCTCACACAAATTTCTATATCCTTTTGATATAGAAATGAACTTACCTTTTCTTCCACAAAAAAAGCAAGAACTATCTCTATGATTTATATAAATATCATAATATACCTCATGATTAATTTTTAAAGTTTTGGTTACATAACAAGATAATCCTTGTGAGGTTTCAAAAGTTCTATTAGAAATTGGACAAGTGAATGGAAACTCAATATCTTTATATCTTTTTTTAGCATCAGCGTTCATACAACATTTTATTTTTATATATTAAATATTGTAATCCCCCTTACTAATTTTGGTAAAAATACCACCAATTTCAATATTGAAAATTTTATTAGATCTGACACTTCTAATATCTAATTTGGTTGTAAAAAAAGTACATTTTCCATTATTGGTCTCAGCCATAATACAATTCAAAGTTTGTATATCCCAACCACCACCAAGCATATGGTCAACGGTTTCAAATCCTGATTTAACTTTAAATTTAGATGTATCTTGTAAGTGATGCTCAGGATCATCAAAGTCAGAACCAATATCATCATCATCAACAAAATTAGTCGATGACATTTCATCTACTATTCCTCTAATTCTTTCAGCAGCTTCGATAGCTTTCTCAAAATCAGAGATAGAATCAAAATTTCTTGTTTCGTCAATAATATCTACCGTTCCAGTTTTCAACCGATTAGTCAAAACCCAAGCATTGAATTTAGGTTCGATAAAATTCTTTTCATCGTATTCAGCTAAATTAACCTGTAAAATTGATTTTAGAATTTCTTTAGTAATGATACCTTCTTTATCTTCTAAAGCAATCATATCTAAGATTTGTTTTGGACTTGGTGCTTTAGCACCAGTTTTTTTTATCATGTATTCTCGTATAACACCATAAACAAACTGAATTTCAGAGTTTCTAAAGAAATAAGGCTTTACTAATTCAAAAAATTTTCTATTATTTAATATGTAATTGAAAAATACTTTTTCAAGTGAACTATTTATCATAGTCATTATACATTTTATTGATAATCTTGTTTAATTAAAATTACTACATTTAAACACTTATTGCTCTTTAATTAACTTCGTTCTTTCTAGATTATCTGTCTCAACATCAATGATATCAAAAGGCCTCACCTCTATCGGTTTTTCTAAATCTTTTCCTAACTTCTTTATACCTAATCCTTTACTAATACTTTTTACTAACCAAGAAACTCCTTGTTTAGCTAAAAGAGCACCTACTCCAACTCCCAGACTTAGTAAGTTGGTCGAAATAGTCTCAATAGTCATATCATACTTTCCAATGAAAGATGAAAGTGCATTCATGCATGGAACCATAAGTGAAGCATATCCAAACATATCTAAAAGACCATTGATAACATAAGGAGTTCCACGGAACAACATCTTGAAAAATTTACTAATCGAACCAAAAGCTGCAACAAATTTCTTTACTATTCCCTGTCCTATACCTCTCATCTTTAGCTCTTCTAACAAAGTTTGTGCGTCTTTCTTAGTTACTATACTCTTTTCACCATCAGCATTTAACTCATCTCCCGCTTTATTTGCAGTTTCCTCTAAATAAAAAATAGCAACTATGGTTATTGTCAAAAGTATTAGATTTTCCTGATTTAATTCAAAGTTGAATGTTCCATTTTTAATAAAACTATTCACAACTGGCAACATTAATTTAATTCCGGTACCAAAAGTAGCAATAAGTACAAAATTAAATTTTATATCTTTAGATAACTTCGAAGCAATTGATTTAAAATCATCTCCTAATTTAGATTCATTCATTTGAGGATTACATATATTTTGAATTAACTCAAGTGCCCTTTCTTCTGATAGACTATAATCTTTATACCTTAAAATCTTTGACATACACTATATATTAATTTATCTCTTCAAAATCTACACTTTTCACATTATTAGTATCATACACACCATCAGTTGATGTTAAAATGTAATAAGTACCATCTTTTGGTATATAATTTGTCAATTTATCCTCCTGACAATATGAAAATGTATCTAAATAAGGTATTCCCCAATCCTTATATTCATCAAAATCAAAATTTAATTTTATTTCAACTGGAAACCAATCGGTCACTTTACCATTTGTATAAGGAATAGATGCTCCTGATTTATTCTCAGCTTTCCACCACCATCCATTTGACTTAGCATAATCAATGAATTTAAAATAATCTCTGTCAAAAGAAACATAAACTCTATCCATCAAAAATTTTCCTTTCCCTATCTCCCAAATAAGAGCCCGACCAAAAATGTGTCCTTCTTCATTTAATAGAACAAGTAATTGTACTGGACAACCCATATAAAAATCAATCCAGTCTGTACAATCATTCATACAAGAATTCATAAGTGCATTTGAACTTGATCCAGTAAAAGTATAATTAGAGGAAACATATCCTCTTCCAATATCAACACCTCTCCACAATTCAAAATCTAATGCAGTTTGGTCTAAAATTGACTTATACTGATTAACAAATTTTTCTATTTCGACATCACTAAATGTATCGTGAAAAAGTTTTTTAATTAATCTACCAATTCTTATTTCAACTCTGTTTATGTGATAAACAAGAGCATCTTCGCGAGTTAGTGGTTTGATTAAAGTATTTAACATAGATTGGTCAGTTGTTTTGAAATGTGTAGATAACTTCTGAACAGTTGTAAAAGTAGCTGTATCAGGTTCCTTACCAATATCAACTAAAGAAAGTTGTTGAGGTGTCAATCTAAGATCTATAAAAGCGTCTTTAATCGGTGAGATAATACCAAATCCAGGATTACCTAAAACATCTAAGAACCTTTTACTGAATTGTAAAGGTACAGTTAGCTCTGATTCTTTTTGATTTTCTAAAAGAAATTGAAAATAATTTTTAATTTTCATCATATTATATATAAAAAGTAGAAAAATCACTTTATGACTATAATATATAATTAAAAATAAATCGATATTATGAAATACCTTAAAAAATTTGAAAACTTTGAAGCTGAAGAAATGGAATTAAAACCAACAGCTTATGACATGATGATGGATCAAGATGAAGAAGTTTGTGAAGAAGACGAAGAATGTGGAACAATGGCTCATGAAGAAGAGGAAGAAGAAGGTTATGAATCAGAAGTAACTCTTGAAAAGAAAAAATTACCTGCTGGTCTTAAAGCTTACTTAGATAAGAAAAAGAAAGGCGCTGGAACAAAATCAACTGCAAAAGGAAAAGCTAAACCTGATTTTTTGGATTTAGATAAAGATGGTGATAAGAAAGAATCAATGAAGAAAGCAGCTAAAGAAGCAAAAAAGAAATAATTTTGAACAATTTTTAAAAATAAATTGGCAAGAAAATGAAAAAATCGGTCAAGCAAGCTAAGAGTATAAATTTTAGGTATAAGAAATAATAAAAAAACCACTTGAAAAAGTGGTTTTTTATTTTAAAGTATGAAATATATTAGATAATAGTGGTTTCCAAGAACTATTTAACTTTTTGCTTAATTTCGACTTTCTTAATCGCCTCTTGAAACCAATGAGGAAATAAGTGTCCTGAATGTCTTAAAAGGTCAGAAAAAGAACCATCAATAATAATCGTGTCAGCAAAATCTTGATTACTACGAACCGCTCTTCCAGTCATTTGAATCAAACCCGAAACCGTTTTCCAAAAATACCATTCAGGATTATTCTTCTGCCTTAATTTATTCTTTTGTGAAGCTAATGATGGATAAGGAATCTTAGCAATCACTTGAAATCTCGCCTTATCATCATCGAATGAAACCCCCGTATCCATCGAAGGGGAGACAAGTACAGTAGGTTTTTCAGTGCCAAAATGTTCTTGTAGAACTTCATCTTTATTAGACGAATCATGATAAACTAATCGAGGATCCTTGACATCCCGACTAAACCAAGAAGCCAATTCAAAAGAATTAGTATGAACTATACCTTTCTTATCAGGATATTTATTCAAAATCTTTTGAATATAAGGAACATATTGTTTAAAGGTTTCCTCCTTCTTAGTATATGACATCTTACCCAAAGGCATATAAAATATTGGACGATTTTGAACCGGAAAAGGTGAATCTATCGAATAATAAACTGCCTTAGTTACATCAAGGCCATTTAATTGACAAAATAAGTTCTTATCTAAAATAGTTCCAGACATTAGAAAAACCATATCATAGTTAGAAAAAACATACTTATCAAGATAATCAAAAGCCCAAATCGGTTCTAATGATAACTCTTTTTGTTTAGTTTTCTCATTATAATTAGATTCAAGAACCCAATTATTTGGATTATCCTTATACTCTTTTAAGAAAATTTCAATTTTAGATTGATATTGAAGAAGGTCAGTTATGACTTGCATCAACTTAGTATCAGCATTCTTAGTTCCAAAGAGTTTAGATAATTTATTATCCCGTTTGTCCATCTTAGGATTTCTTCTTTGCGAACCAAGTGATTTTTCAATATCAGCAATTGTGGATGCAACTTCACCTTGTAAATAGGATAAAAACTCTATATAACTTGTGATTGATGTCACTTTTTTAAGTTTCTTTATGATTTCATCTTCATTTGAAAATTTCAATCTCTTAACAAGAGTTTCTGTTATTTTGATTGTGATGAAGTCTGACATAACATCGTCGAACTCATGACAATTACTCACACAATGATTATTTGCAAAATAATTATGATTATCCTGCACATGAAGATTATAAACATCGTCCTTATAATCTATTTTCTTAATGCTTTTTATTTTCATAAAATTGTTTTAAATTTCTCTTCATTTTCTCCTCTGATGGTTGTCCTATTAATAAATCAGGATTATAATTTTTTTTAAACCAATTGTTTTTAACAACAACATACTTATACCCATTAATTTTACACCATCTTTTGGCAAATTTATATTTAGATATATTGACTGAATTATTATATGTTGAATTTGGTTTAATTTCATATAAAATTTTATTAGACACATCAACAAAATCCACGATATAATTATGATACTCACCATTGTGTTTATATGGAATAATAATTTTCTCATATAAAAATTCCTTATTAAACAATTGAAAGTAAGCATCCCAAGTTGATCTTGTTTTCATATTAATAGTCTCTGATCCTCTAATAAAAGATAACTCACACCTTGACTTTGCCCAGCTATTTGTAATATTAGGAATAAACTCACCATTCTTTATTTTCTCCTTCATCTTTATAGAATTTTTCTTACACATCATTTTGAATGTCTCTTCAGACATTCTATGTGATGTATTATTTTCACCAGTTTGTCTTCTTGATATAGAATCATAGTTACATTCAATATTATTGCAAAATTTAAAAATCCCATATTTTTTTGCAACCAAATTAAAATCTTGTCGGTCAGGAAACAAACTAATGATCTTTCGATCATTATCACACTTGTCATTTTTACATTTTTTCTCCCAATGTTCAGTTAAAATATTAAAACATTCCTCAAAGGAATTAAATTCAACACCCATAATTAACTCACTTATAATGTCATTCATTGATAATATTCCACTTTTTCTATCTTTTTTATAGATGAATTTATCTTTATTCATAGATAAATAATCATATATACTGTTCTTTTCCTCTATTGTCAAATTCATGGAGTTCTAATTTTTCATTTATATATAAAATTTCCTCTGTCCCATCTAAATCTTGCACTTTCTTCCAATCACCATTTAATAATTTAACTTTATGATTGCCTGTTATTTTAATAATATCTCCATTATCCATTTCAATTTCGTACATTTGAGAGCCTTTATTTAAATTGCTGTGTAATTTAACTACGGGTTTATTTTCTAGTTCTCCAGTAACTTCATTTACTGTAACAACATTATCCCCAACATCAACATCTTTTATTTTTTTAGTGATCCCATCAGACATTAATATTTGAGTATCAGGGTGCAAACACTCATCAACAATTAAAACATTAGCACCCCTTACTTCTAAGGATTTTGGCATATAAAGAGCGTAGAGTATATAAAGATAAAAGTTAGTTAAAGATATTTTACCTGATATAAAACCCTCACGAGCTCCAGAATGAGGACAAGATTCACAAGAAGTCTTATTTAAACGGTTAAACTCAGCACCTTGAGCACATGAACAAGCATATTGAGAGCAAGAATAGTTTTCTTTACCCTTTAAATCATTAATCGACTCATATGTTTTTGAATATTGATCCTGTAATAGTTTTCCAGAAGTTATTATATCAATTTTAGCACCACCATGGACATTTTTCAAATACCAATTACCAATCATAAGAGAAAGATGAGATTTTCCAACACCAGGGGGTAAGTTAAGTAAGAAGAATTTATTTTCTTTATTTTTACGGTATTCAGTATCGATAAAGTCAATACAGTTAGTTTGGTCTTTACGAGGATTATATTTTTCTAAATCGGTTTTTAATGACATAGGAATTATATACTATTTAAGATTTTAGTTTAATATATAAAGTGTGAAGATAAGGAGATTTTACGATATTAATTAATAACTGAATCTATTCTCTCATCTCTGGTAAATAAGCTATCGCAAATCTAACAGCCATACCAAAAGTATTTCCAGAATGTCCATCATCTAAACCTGGAACTAAACTTTTTTGTTCATCCCAACTTTTATCTTTAAACTCAATAATAGCCTCTTTGGTTTGAAGTTCCTCAGCTATTACTATAGCTTGTTCCATTGCGAATAAGTTATACTGACGACCAAATCCACCATCAAGATTTTCTTTACCAACTAAATTCTCAAAAAATTCTAAATCTTCTCTTTTCATATTAAATAGTTTTTATATTTGTTTAATCCTTTTTCTAAGTTATAATCCGGAAGCCAACCTTTCATCCATCTAATTGATTGACTCTTTGTAAAGAATTGATAACCTTGAGGTATCAAGTCTTCTGAATGATATCCGAAATCAATACCTAGTATATTTAGAACATCTTCAAAAGTTCTACTTTCACCACTTCCAACTTCATACCACTTACCCAGTAAATCATAGTAGTTTTCAAAGGCAAAAATATTAGCCGAGACAATATCACCAACATAAACAAAATCACGGCTCGGTTTATTAGGAAATAATTTGATTTCTTCATCTCTTTTACTTTTCTGAAACATTTGATAAGCCACAGATGCCATCCTTTCTTTCTTTTCTTCTCCTGGTCCATAAACATTGAAATATCTTAGAGCAATTCCACCATTTTGGATAACATAACATTCACCCATCCATTTTGACCAACCATAAAGATTTGAAGGAGATTTATCATCGATTCCATAAACAGCAGCAGATGATGAATAAATTAAAGGAAGATCAATATCAAAACAAACATCAGATATTATTTTAGTTGATTCAAAATTCAACTTCATCATATAATTAACATCTTGATTCAATGTATCTGAACAAGCACCAACATGATAAAAAACATGAGCTTCTGATTTCCTAATAATTGATTCTAATTCATCTCTCCAATTAGGATTATCAAATATATCTTCATTGATTTCAATAACTTCAAAATCTGATTCTAATTTTTTTTTAAGGTTAGAACCAATGAAACCTTTTGTTCCGGTAATAATAACTTTTCTCATGGTGTTTGAACTCCTCTTTTTGATACTACAATTGATGCCATTTGGTTAGCAAATTTGATAGATTCTGAAATATTTTTAGTTATAAAGTATTTTGATATAAAAGCAGCGGTGAATGTATCACCAGCACCACTTACATCCATAGTTACTTTTGGATTTACAGCCGGGTAGATTTCTGAACCATTTTGACAACCTCGAATTCCAAGTGTTATAAGTAATTTATCTTCAAATCCATGAACTAAATCCTGATTATGTTTGAACTCACTTTCATTTAATTTAAGGAAAGTGAAAGTATCTAAAATCTCTCGGCTTAATTTTTTTTTAGCATCAATGATAGATAATTTTGATAATCTACCAATTTGAATAATATCACTTGTAGTTAAAAATCCTTTATCATAATCACTTACAATTACAATATCAGATGATTTTATTTCTTCAACTATCTCATTTGTCAATTGAAATGAGGTGACACCTTCTTCACCTTCATCAACTCTAAGGAACATATGATTTGATTTATCATCAACATATCTTGTTTTTGTAATCTGACAAGATTGTGAATATAATCTAACAACACAAGAACAAATTGATTTTAAGTTCTCTACAACATTACCAGCCATACCCGGATTTACTTCTACTCTCTCAGGGACAAATACAGGAACAGGAGCTTCAGGACTCAATCTCTTAGAGTAACCATAGATAAATTTATCTTGACACAATTCACCGAATACAAGGACTTTCACAATTCTAACTTTATTT